GCACAAGCTGCACCTAAAATGCACAATTTGTATGAAGCTTACAGAAGAATGTATATTGCATTAGGTGTCAAAGATGTCGAACAAATACTACCGATTCCAAAAGGTCCACAACCACAAGACCCTGCACAAGAACATAGTGTTGTTTTATTAGGTCAACCTTTACAAGCTTTTGCAGAACAAAATCATGAGATGCACATAAAAGCTCATAGATTGTTTTTGTCATCTGTATTAGTAAAATCTAATCCAATGGCTGTCGTAAATTTAGTATCACACATCAATCAACACGTTTCTTTCTTAGCAATGCAAGTTGTCAATCAAGCTTTAGCTGAAGAAGCAGAAAAATTAAGAGCACAGTTTGGTGAAAATATACCACCTGAAAAAATTATGGAACTACAAGCACAGCGTCCTATGTTAATTGATCAAGAAATAGTAAAAATTACAGAGCAAATGGTAATGGAAGAGGCTGAATCTATGCAAGATCAGAACATGGATCCGCTTGTTTTACTAAAACAACAAGAATTAGCACTACGTCAACAAGATTTAGAGCTAAAAGCACAGTCTGAAGGCGAAAAACAAGGATTAAAAGAGCAACAGTTTGAGTACAAACAAGATTTTGACTCTATGAAACTGCAAAAAGACTATGATTTAGCAGAATTACGAGCAAGAGTAGCTCAAGCGAGGACAAATGCCACTAAACAAGAAGGGTAAAAAGATAAAAAAGGCCATGAGTAAGACATATGGCAAGAAAGAAGGCGCAAAAGTCTTTTATGCAAGTATAAACAAGGGTAAAATCAAAGGAGTAAAGAAGAAAAAATGATTTGGAGCGTATTAGGCACTGTTGCTAAAGGTGCAGTGGACGTTATTAAGACAAGAACAGAAACAAAAAAGCTGATGGCAGAAGCAGAACAGACTCATGTGCGCAAAATGGCAGAGGGTGAGATTGATTATGCGATTGCAACACAAAAAAATATGCAGAACTCATGGCGTGATGAGTGGTTTACAGTTATTTTATCACTTCCCTTACTGATTGTATTCGGTGCAATCTTTTTTGGTAAACCAGAATGGATTCATAAATTAAAAGAGGGCTTTGATACCTTAAATCAACTTCCTGATTGGTATATCTGGGCCTTAATGGCGGCTATAGCTAGTAGTTTCGGACTCAAGGTAACTGATCTTGCTATTAAAAAGTTTAAAAAATAATGTGCGAGGGTTGTGATACCTTATGTTTAAAATGCGAGTCAATGATGGAGAAATGCGTAATATGCGGTTGCATGTGCCACTGTGGCTCGTACTGCATATGTGAATGTGGTAAATGTGAACATGAAGAAGCAAAAGAGACTTACAATAACGGTGCCTCCAAAGAGAGGACCAGCTCCACAAGGCTTGAAAATAAATTCCAATAAGATACAAATAGTTAAGATAAATAAAAAAGGAACTTAACTATGAAACACAGTTATTTCAAAATACCTGGGTGGTTCAACTACTCAGAAACTTACGATATGATTGTTGATCAAATACCTGAAGATGGAAAGATAGTTGAAATAGGATCTTTCTTAGGTAGGTCAACTCATTATTTAGCCACAAGTTTAGTCAACGCAAATAAAGAAAATGTAAAGATTTATTGTGTTGATACTTTTGCAGGTTCTTCTGAACATGCAAATTTAAAATTACCTCAAGACTTTTCAAACATATTTAGAGATAACTTAAAATATTTTATTGGAAGAAATATGGTGCATGTTTGTCAAGGTAGATCAGATGACGTTAAAATATTAGAACAGTTTGAAGAAGCTAGTCTTGATTTTATTATGGTAGATGGTGCTCATGAATATGAGCCCGTAATGGATGATATACAAAATTGGTGGACAAAATTAAAACCAACTGGCGTAATGTTTGGTGATGATTATAATTTAGCTTCTGTTGCAGAGGCGGTAAAGACGACATTACCAAAAATTTTAGCGGAAGGTTTAGGTGTAAATGGAAGTCAAGAACAAACATGGTACGCCAGTAAGGACGATACTTACAAATTGTTTGAAAAGACAGTGCCTGGATTAAATTGTCTTAAATGAGTGTATTTGTATTACATAATTATCAAAAAGAATTAAAAGAACTTCGTCAAAGCCTCTTAGAAAATTTAGTTGTAGGGGTTGAAAATTATGAAAGTTATAAGTATATTCTAGGAAAGATACACATGATAGACATGTGCCAACAGGAACTTTCTCGCCTGCTGGATCAAGAGGAGAAAATTGATGACTAAAACATTATACGTGCCCGATCACGTAAAAGCAAAATTAGACAATCCTTCTATGGGTGTCGACAAAAAGAAAACAGAATTAGATAAACTTCCAAAACCTGTTGGATGGAGAATTTTAGTTTTACCTTTTAAAGCAAAAGATAAATCTAAAGGTGGTATTCTACTTACGGATAAGACTATAGAGGATTCACAGTTAACTGCATCTGTTGCTATGGTATTAGCCGTGGGTGATGATGCATATCAAGATAAGGAAAAGTTTCCCAACGGCCCTTGGTGTAAACAGGGTGATTGGGTTGTGTTTGGCAGATACGCTGGTTCAAGAATCAGAATAGATGGAGGAGAGGTAAGATTATTGAATGACGATGAAATACTCGGAACTGTAGATAATCCAGAGGACATATTAACAATATTATAACATGGAGGTACCATGCAAACAGAACTTAACACTGCAAAAGACGAAAAGCTAGTTGATCTTGACACGTCAGGTGAGGGAGCAGAAGTCGAATTAGAAGATAAGTCTCATGGCGCTGTCGCACCAGAACAATACGAAGAGGTAAAAACTGACGAAAAAGATCCTCTAAATCCTGTTGTCGAACAAGAGCAAAAAGTCGATGAGATGGATCAGTATTCTGATAAAGTCAAAAAGAGAATTGATAAATTAACTTTTAAGATTAGAGAGGCTGAGAGAGAAAGAGAAGCGGCTCTAACTTTTGCACAAAATGTGCAAAAAGAATTAGCTGAAGCAAAAACCAAAGCATATGACATTGATAAAGGTTACATGTCTGAAAGCGAGGTCAGAAATAAAATGGCAGCAGACCTTGCGAGACAAGCTTTAATTACTGCAAGAGAATCTGGTGATTATTCGAAAGAAGAAGAAGCTAGAGCTGCCTTAACAAAACTCGATCTTGAAGCTGAAAGAATAAGAGTAACAAAATCAAAAAAGGAGCAAGAATATGAAAACTTCCAAAAGGAGTTGGAAAAAGAACAGCAAAGCTATTCACAACCCACTAATCAAAGAACTCAGCCTTCACAGAAAGCTTTGGCATGGGCTGAAAAGAATACTTGGTTTAGGTCTGATGCAGAAATGACAGACTATGCTCAACGAATTCATCGAGGTTTGGTGGCAGAAGGATTTGACACAGAATCAGATGATTACTATAATGAATTGACTTTAAGAGTAAAAAACAAGTTTCCAGAGTCTTTTGAAGGCTCGGATCAGACGAACAGAAGCAACACAATCGCCCAACCTGTTGCCTCTGCTACAAGGTCTGCAACCACGGGGCGCAAGTCTGTTAAGTTGACCGCTAGTCAAGTAAAAATAGCAAAAAAGCTAGGGGTTCCCTTAGCTGAGTATGCTAAATACGTTTAAGGAGGTACAAAATGACAGATATAAAAACACCAAGAAGTGCACAAACAAGGGTAACTGAGGAACGTAGAAAGCCTTGGAAACCACCGTCTCAACTAGACGCACCACCATGTCCTGATGGATATAAGCAAAGATGGCTTCGACATCGAGTCAACGGTATGGATGATACAAAAAACATCAATGCTAGACTCAGAGAAGGCTGGGAGTTAGTGAGGTCAGACTCACATACAGAAGGTCAATACTCTGCATATAATGGAAGTATTAAAGCTTATGAGGGTGTCATCAGCGTGGGTGACTTGCTTTTGGCAAGAATGCCAGTGGAAACAATTAATGAGCGTAACGCTCATTACAAGCGAATGACTGATCAACAGACTGAAGCTTGGGAAACAGATCCGCTGCGTGAACAACATCCTAGCATGCCTATGAACGCAGATAGGCAAAGTCGTGTATCTTTTGGTGGTGGAAATAAAAAACCATCTCAAGATACTTAATTATAAAGGAGATGAACTATGGCAAATCAAGAAGGCAATTTTGGATTTCGTCCTGTTCAAATGCTTGGTGCAGCTTATAATGGTCAAGGCCAACAAGAGCTGTCTATCGCAAGTAACGAGACAGATTCAATCTTCCAAGGTGATCCAGTTGTATTAAATGCAAACGGGTCAATTTCTCGTGGATCCTCTGCTGGTGCTGAACTAATTGGTATTTTTAACGGTTGCTTTTATACAGACCCTACAACGTCTAAACCAACTTTTTCAAATCATTATCCAGGCGCCATCGTAGCGAGTGATATCGTTGCTAACGTAATCACAGATCCAGATGTGGTGTTTGAAGCTAAAGTAGATGACTCAAACGCCGGACTAGCACAAGTTGGTTCAACATGTAACATCGCAACATACAGTGCAGGTGATACCACTTCAGGTATTTCTAACGTTGTAATTGACGGTGGATCATTCGCAACTAGCAGTGCTTCAAACTTCGCTGTTGTCGCATTATCGACAGATATCGAGAACAGTGACTATACTGCTGCTAATGCTAACATTCTTGTTAGAATTAACAAACATCAGTATAGAGATACTACAGGCATATAGGAGGTTAAACTATGGCTATTTCTAGAAGTCAACTCGTTAAAGAGTTAGAGCCAGGTTTGAACGCTCTGTTCGGCTTGGAGTATGGGCGCTACGACGCTCAACACGCAGAAATCTTTGAGACAGAAACTTCAGATCGTGCATTCGAAGAAGAAGTAATGTTATCAGGATTTGGTAATGCAAGAACGAAG